AGAAAAATGCGGTCTGACCACTCTGAAAAGTCAGCGTGAACGTACCGCCGGTGATTGTGCCGCTGAATGTTATTGTTTGTACTTCATCTGCGCCGGAGCCTGGCGTCCCGGCGTATGTAAGCATTCCGTAAGCACCCTCAATAACTGGCATGTGTGCCTCCTATATGCCCGTGACTGAGCAAAATGCCGCCGGGCGGAGAACCGCAAACGCAGCCCTGATTTCCGCCACTATGCTGCGCTGATTCTTGATGAAGTCATCATTCTGATAACCCACCTTGATCGTCAGCCCCTTGCGTTCTGCGAGCAGCGAGTAATTGGCGAAATCGCCTACGATGCCTGTGCCCTCTGTCAGTCCCGCATCGAGCACCACCGGCAAGCCCCAGATACGATCCGGCCCCATCTCTGACGGGTTGCCCCAGATGTAAATGCCATCAGTCGTGCGAAGCAATTTCACATCCTGCCAGTCGTTGGGATGCGACACATATGCGCTTGGCATTGCCTGACCGGTCACGCGCACCTTCGTCATCGCTTTGTAGACAGCATCAGGTGTTGGATCAGCGCCCTTTGCCTGTGTTTGAATACCAACCACATTGAGGATGCCGAGCAGGTTTGGCGTAAGGCCACTACCTACGAGGATTTGCGTATTGAGCCGTTGGCGCACCATGAAGCCCAGCCGGTTCTCGATGTACTCCTGCATCCCCGGCACATCCTCGAGCTGCTCATCAGTCACAGGAATCCACACAGCGATCTTGCGCACAGGGCTGGTACGTTCTGTCAGTGCCAGTGTTGCTTCAGGCTTTGCCGCACCTTCAGCCGTTTCAGCAGCCGCATTCGTGAACGTGGTTTCTTCCATGTACACAAATGCGTTCTGCGTGATCTGGATCGTAGGAATGAGATCAGTGACCGCAGGCTGTGGCGTGGCATATGGCACAACCACTGTGCTGCGTACTCGCTCAGGCACCCAGCCGGTTGTAGTCGTCAAGAGCGTCTTGAGGCGCATGTCAATGAACACGGCATCGGATTCCTGACCGGTGGCGTGATTGCGCAGAAACTCCTGATATGCCTTCGATTCTACGAACTGCTGACCAATGCCCTTCTCGGATGGCTCCGGGGCATTGCCCTTTGGATTGCCGCCAAAGTTCGGGCGATTGGGTTTCAAGAGATCGTCCTGAATGCTCTTGACGCTTGCGGCGATCTGCTCAGTCTCCATCACCTCATCGCGCGCCTTGCCAATCTCGTTTATCTCAACCATTCGCGCACGCACGTCATCAAGCTGTTGCGGCGTCAGGTCATACGTAGTCTTGCCATCCTGCTCAACCTTGTGCGCATCGAAGATCTTCTGACATTCTTCTGACTTTGCCAGACGCAGCTGCTCGAGTTCGCTGGCTGTCTTGCCTTTGTGACTCATTGCAAATCTCCCTATTTCGTGATGAACGTTTGAAGGAACTCCGCATAGAGCCGCCGCGCTTCTACGTCGTCAGCCTTTGGCTGAGACAGTCTCAGAAGGGCATCAAACACATCTCTGCAGGCACCGATCTGCTGCCATTTGGCTGCTGAGAGTTGTCGATCATCCTTTGCGCGTAGCTCGTGGAGTGCTTTGAAGCGATTGGCAAGCTGATTCCCATAAGCAAGCATGGTGTCAACCTGGCTGGCTAACGTAGCAGGCACGTCAGATTTGATTGTCAAAAGTTCAGTCGCAGGGTTCATTCCAACGAGCACCGGGCTCCACTCATAAAGCTCGAGCTCATCCAGCTGGCGGATGTCCTTTGCCTCTGAGTCGAACGAATCCTTCACGACGCGATAACCGATCGAGAACTCGTCAATGATCCCAAACTTGATGTCACTGAACGCTTCGCGACCGCGCTGTGTATCGAGATTGAACTGGCCACGAATGACCAGTCCTTCAGATGTCTCGACTGCGCTCAGTGTTTTGGCTATTGGCTGGGTCCAGTCATGCGCCCACACGCCTTTGGGTGTACGTCGCTCAAGGCTCCCTTTGAACGCGCCAGGCATGACCTTCTCATTTGCGTGATCAACATTGCCAAAGACGCTGACGATGGCAGTAATCTCACCAGCATCTCCAGGCTGCACATTGGCTGCGAATTGCTTGCGCTCGAGTTCCATTGGAATATGCGGTGACTTATAGCACGCGCATAGCCGCTACTTTTGGACGGTACTTTTGGCGGGAGTTTTAGCGGTGGTTTCTAGCGGTACTCAAGTTCGCATTGATCATTCGCGCGACAGGTGCGATCGCCTATTGGCACAAGTGTCCCGATTGGCTGCCAGCCTCGTGCAGTTTGATCGAAGCACTCCTGACAGTGGTCAGCTTCCGGCTCGAGGAAGTTATGCTCTTCGGTCATACCGGCGTACTTCTCACGCTGTGCGATTGACTCTGTGTAGCTGACCCAGCCTGATTGCCCGTATTGAGCAGAGCGGCCTGGTGATGGCGTCTCCTGCCCCGATTCGACGCCCAGCAGGAATCGGCTTAAGAATCCATATTGCTGCACGAGCAATGACCCGAGCTTCCCGCGCTGCCTTGCGCCCATCTGCTCCTTGCCGCCAAAGGCGAGCTGCGACATGGCGCTGTGCGTAGCCTTGACGCCTTCGCGCATTCCAACGGCCCAATCTTCGAAGGTAATGGCACCGTCTACGTAGGTCTGGGTTAAATCTTCAAGCGCATCAGCGCTTTTCGAAACGATTCTCAGACCGATCTTGCGCTGTTCGGCAGGTGTGAGCGGTTTGCCGTTAGGTTTGATGTATCTGCGGAGTTTTGGGTCCCACTGGTAGTCAGGCACATTTTCACTCGTGCTCGATCGTCACTTTCGGTTTCGCCTTGAGCATCTGTGCGGCTTCATCTTCACCGAGTGCCAGCAGCCACGGAATTGCAGCATCGAGCACTGCGTCATTGCCTGTAGCATTCGGGTCAGCAGCTTTGAACGCGAGCACCTTGCCGCCCTGCTCACCATCCCTCATTCCGTCATCACCCATCGGTGGACCTCCGGTCGGTATTGGCGCGTATATCTCATCCTCAGCATCGAACTCGTAGCCTGCCATCTCACGCACTTCGCTGCGCTTCAGCCAGCCGCCATTGTATGCAGCTGAGAGCCGCGCATAGAGCGCGTCCTGATCCTCACTCAGCGCACGAACTGCACTCAGATCAAACCTGAATTGATTGCGCTCAGTATCATCCTCAAAGTCAACGAGGAACTGCGTTGTGAGTTCTTCCTCGATGTATCGGTACAGCGGGACGAGATATGATTCCGTTGCATATTCTACCAGCTGCCGCGCATTTGAGTAAGTCGCTTTATCCAGTCCCGCACCGTAGCCAAGTACAATCGCTGGTATGCCAATCACCGCACTCAACCGCTCTTCCGGCAGCCTGCGCAACTGTGCCAGGTTCAGATCATTCGGGCTGAAGCCTACCTTCTCGACATTCACCGCCGCACCGCTCACCCATGCCTTGCCACGCTGATCACCTTGCGTTTGTCTGAGATACTTCTCACGCACATCATTCGGATCAAACTGGTACGCATTCACATTCTCTTTGAGGCTGATCACAACCGGCGGCACTGCGCCATTCTTCATGAGCAATGCAGAGTAGTTCGCAATCTCATTGTCTGTGTACACTTCACGCATCACGCTCGCGACGGGGCTAAGTCCCATCCTTGTGTTGAGCGGATCAATCCCATCCCTGAAATGGATCACATCTTCCTGTTCGAATATCTGCGACGCACCCTCCACCTTGTACTCGTAGCCGGTGATGAACTCTGAGCCGCTTGCTGGCCACGTCGGGCGCATCATATGCGGTGGCACGTACCACAGCTCTATCACCTGACCAGCGCCACCGCGCACCTTCAGGACATACGGATTGCCGCTCACGATCCACGAATATGCATACGCCTTGAGAAGCGTGGTGCCTGAGTAGTAGAGATTTGGCCGACGCCAGAGCTTTGCCGCTGGATGGTTTGGGATGATCGTTTCCATCCCGTCTTCGTCGAGTTCAACTACGTTGAGTGGGGCTTCAGGGAGCACGC